AATGCCTAAGGTTGGTAACAAAACATTTCCATATACCAAAGCAGGTATGGCGGCTTCTAAGAAGGAAGCGGCTAAAAAGAAACTGCCTATTAAAGGTGCTGTTAAAAAATCAATGTTGAAAAAAAATGGCAAGGGGATGAAATGAAGTATCAAGATTGCCACGGAAATATATACGAGGGTGATGTTGTCGTTTCTATTGATGGCAGAATAAGAACTGGCAAAACTCTTACGCGCCATAGCATTAGAGTATTCCCAATTGAAGAACCAGAGGTTGTTTCCGCACCTGTTTCTAAGCCAGCTAAAAAGAAAAAGGCAAAGTCCAAATGAGTTTTATGCATACGATTAAAGCTAGTGATCGCGCAGTATTGCGCCGCGTAGTGCGAAACATTCACATGCAATATTTTCCTGCTGATTTTCAGACTGATTATGAAGCTGACAAGATTATTGCATCTATTGCGCCTGACTGTGTTGAAGCTTTAATTAAAAAGGGCAAGGACATTAGGATTGACCAACTTTAATTATAAGCCTGATGGTGAAGTATTAAAGTCCTTCATGAAATCAAATGTATTCTTTCGTGGATTACGCGGTCCTGTTGGTTCTGGTAAATCTGTTGGCTGTTGTGTGGAATTATTTAGACGCGCATTACAACAGAAGAAAGCTACAGATGGCACACGCAAATCTCGCTGGGCTGTCATAAGGAACACAAATCCACAGCTAAAAACAACAACTATAAAGACATGGCTTGATTGGTTTCCAGAAGAAACATGGGGCAAGTTTACTTGGTCTGTGCCTTATACGCATCACATTAAAAAGAACGATATAGATCTTGAAGTAATCTTCCTTGCTCTTGATCGCCCAGAAGATGTCAAAAAGCTCCTCTCCCTTGAACTGACAGGCATTTGGGTGAACGAGGCAAGGGAGATACCCAAGTCAATTATTGACGCATGCACAATGCGTGTCGGTCGATACCCTTCTATGAAGGATGGGGGTTGTACATGGACAGGCGTAATAGCTGATACTAACGCTCCAGAGGAGGATCACTGGTGGCCTATTATGTCAGGCGAGGTTCCAATACCAGATCATGTAGCCAAGGAAGAAGCAAAGATGTTGGTAAAGCCAGACAACTGGTTGTTCTTTACGCAACCAGCAGGAATGCTAGAGCAGAAGACAGAAGAAGGAGACATCTCAGAATACGTTCCAAACGAAATCGCAGAGAACAAAGAAAACATGCGGAAAGATTATTATCCGAACATTGTGCAGGGCAAAACGAAAAGCTGGATTGACGTATATGTAATGAACAGATTGGGAAGTATTAAAGATGGCAAACCTGTTTATCCAATGTTCGCGCCAGACATCCATGTTGCGCGTGAGGAAATACCTGTTGCTGTTGGCGTTCCTATTTATATTGGTATTGACTTTGGACTAACGCCAGCCGCCGCCATAGGACAAAAGGTGCGTGGCAGGTGGATGATCTTGCAAGAGATTGTTGCTTTTGACATGGGCATTGTTCGCTTTGCAGAGGTGTTACGGCAAGAGATTGCAACAAGGTATAGCGGTTGTGAGACTATAATGATTGGCGATCCTGCTGGTGACTTTAGAGCGCAGACTGATGAAACAACTCCATTTCAGATAATGCGTGGTGCTGGACTTAATGCTCGTCCTGCTCCAAGCAATGATGTTGCGTTACGCCTTGAATCTGTATCCGCACCTTTAGGTAGAATGGTTGACGGTCTTGCTGGTCTTCTTATTGATCCTAGATGCCGTACTATTATTAAAGGTTTTGAAGGTGGCTACCAATATAAACGAATGCAAGTATCTGGTGAGCGTTATGCTGACAAGCCAGATAAGAACCATTTCTCCCACATCCATGATGCAGTTCAATACTTAATGCTTGGTGCTGGTGAAGGCAGACAAATATTACACAACATAAACACACCCACACAGCCATTCCAAGCAACTAGAGACTTCGATGTATTTTCTAGGAAACCTAAACCAAGGCGGCAAGGTCTTTGGTCACGCATGTAATTGTGCGTTGTGCGTAAAGAAAACATAAGAGTACATCAATAGTATTGGCAACAAGAGAGACTTATTATGTGTTTATCAAGACCATCTCCCTCTACTCCTGCTGTAGATCCTGATGTAAAAATAGAACGTGAAAATCAAGAAGCAGCCGAAACTAAGAAAAAAGCGGAAGCAAAGAAGAAACAGTTAGAAGATACAGTCACAAAAAAGCGTGGCGGTGCTGGTTCATCATCCTTGCTTACAAGCACTAGCGGCGGCATTGGTTACTATAACGAGACTCTTTAATGGATAACATTGCACAGCGCATGTTGCAAAAGTATGACCGCGCCAAAAATGGGCGTGTTCATTTTGAGCCATTGTTTGAGGAGTGTTACGAATATGCTCTCCCAATGCGGCAAAGCTTTTACACAGAGTCATCAGGTCAACGCAGAGATGACAAGATCTTTGATGAAACTGCTGTTGTTGGTGTGCAGGAATTTGCGTCAAGATTGCAATCGGGACTTGTCCCCAACTTTGCGCGATGGGCTGATTTTATATCTGGCTCTGAAGTACAGAAAGAAGATCAAGACGAAGTAAATAATCAACTAGATGAAGTTACTGATTACGTCTTTGAGGTAATTCAGAACTCAAACTTTGGACAAGAGATACATGAAAGCTTTATGGATCTGGCTGTTGGAACAGGTGTCCTTCTTGTGGAAGAAGGGGATGCTGTTAATCCTGTGCGTTTTAATGCAATACCTTTGCCAAGTGTTTATTTGGATACTGGCCCAGATGATAGGATTGACCACGTTTATAGAGAAAGGTCTCTCAAAAATGTTGAGATACCTGTTGCATACCCAAAGGCGATTTTTGGTGAAAAAACCCAGAAAGCAATAGAGAGTCAACCAGACGAAAAATGTAAGATTGTTGAAATTATTTGTAAGAACTATGAAAGCAGAAACGAAGAACGATTTGATTATTACGTTGTTAATATAGCTGACAAAGAAATTATTTATTACGAACAGTTTGAAGGTCTAGGATCTAACCCATTTGTATGTTTTCGCTGGTCTAAAGCGTCTGGCGAAATCTATGGAAGGGGTCCTTTAGTCAACGCACTTAGCGCAATCAAGACTACTAATCTGACTATTGAGTTGGTGTTAGAAAATGCACAGATGGCTATCTCTGGTGTTTACCAGATGGATGATGATGGCATTATTAACACAGACACAATTAACTTAGTTCCAGGCACTATTATTCCCAAAGCTATGGGATCGGCTGGACTACAGCCAATCAAGAACGCAGGTAACTTTGATGTAGCTAATCTAGTTCTCAACGACATGCGTAACAATATCAAACGTGCATTATACAACGACATGCTTGGAGATCCGAACCGCACCCCTGCAAGCGCAACGGAAGTCGCAGAACGTATGGCTGACCTTTCCAGACGTATCGGCTCTGCCTTTGGCAGACTCCAAGCAGAAATGGTTACACCTGTATTACAGCGTGTAGTTTATATTCTGCGCAAACAGGGTCGAATAGAATTACCTACAGTTAATGGCAGAGAAGTTAAAGTTCGATCTGTATCTCCGTTGGCACAGGCACAAGCTAATCAAGACATAACATCAGTTGCAAGATACCTTGAGATGGTGGGTGGAACATTCGGACCAGAAACATTAAACCTTCTTATAAGTTCTGAGGATGTCGCTTTATACTTAGCTAAAAAGTTTGGCGTTCCAGACACATTGATAAGAGATGCCGCAGAGCGTGAGCAGTTAATGGCAATGGCACAGCAATACGCACAAGAGGCACAGCAACAAGGATTAACAGCAGATGCCAATCCGTTTAGGAGTGGATAACTATCCACGCGCAGAAGAAGAAGATAATAGAATTTCAGTAAATATAAGATCTTTGTTCTCGTCACCTTCTGGCAAGGAGGTGCTTAAATATTTGCGTTCGATTACCATTGAAAGTGTTCAAGGTGCGAATGCTTCTGACGCTGAGTTAAGACATCTTGAAGGCCAGCGTTATCTTGTCGGTCTAATTGAGCGACGTATTAAACATGCAGAAAAGGTGGATAACAAATGAATGAAACAGATAATGTGGAGGTAGCTGTTGAAGCTACAGAAGCACCTGTAACTGAAAGACCAGAATGGTTGCCAGAAAAGTTTAACACACCAGAAGATTTGGTAAGTTCTTATGGCAATCTTGAAAGCAAGTTGGGTAAGGGCGAAGAAGAATTAAGAGCCAGTATTCAACGTGAATTAGAAGTATCAGCTTTAGAAAACAGACCTGCTACTGTAGGTGACTATCAAATACCAGATAGTGTTGAAGCATCTGAAGTAAATGACAACGAACTGTTTAGGTGGTGGGCTGACCATTCGTTTGAGAATGGATATAGTCAAGATCAGTTTGAGAGTGGTATTGCTAAGTATGCAGAGGCATTACAAGGTAATCTTCCAGATCTTGAGGCTGAACACAGAGCATTAGGTGAAAACGCTGACGCTAGGATTGAGGCTACAAACTTATGGGCAAACCAATTCTTTCCAGAAGAATTGCATGATGCCTTTATAACAATGGGTCAAACAGCCGTAGGCATTAAGGCACTAGAGCATATTATGTCTAAAGTATCACAACCTAATATGGGTGCTAGTTCACAACCAGCAGAGTCTATAACCTTGGGTGAATTGCAAGCAAAGCAAAAAGATCCTCGTTATTGGAACCCAGCAAAAAGGGAAGCGGCATTTGTCAAAGAAGTTGATGAGGGTTTTTCCAAACTATACGGATGATGTTTTTCACAGTGACGGTGATGTTCAGATCGTTACGTCAACATCTGAGCATGCCGCTTACTTGCAACATAACTTGCGTGACGATGATTTAACTGAATGCAAGTTGCATGGTGTAACGCCTTGGAAAGCGTTGCACTATTCTCTTTATCAGAAAAACGCAGAGACATGGACAGGGATATATAAAGGCGTTCCTGTTGCTATGTTTGGTGTTGTGCCTACAGAAGATGAAAGCGATTTGTATTCTGGAACTATATGGATGCTTGGCACTGATGTACTTAGTCAGGAATACAGAAAGTTTCTAAGATTGTCTAAGCAGGTCGTAGATTATTTAAACAATAATTACGACATTCTTAACAACGTAGTTCCCATAGAGCATCACAAAACTATTCAATGGCTAGCTTGGCTTGGCTTTACATTTATGGATGAAAATATTGTTCATATTAATGGACACGACTGTGTTCGTTTTGTGCGTTGCGCTCCTCATGTAGAAGTGACATTCCAATAAGATACGGCCTGTTTCAAACTGACAGCCCCATAAGGGATAACTGGTTGATGAGAGAAACGGACAACCGCGTTCAATGTAACTTCTTTTTTAAGGATTAATGTAATGGCGAATACAATTGATACAGCCTTCATTAAGCAATTCGAGTCCGAAGTTCACATGGCTTATCAGCGCATGGGGTCTAAACTCCGCAACACAGTGCGTACTGTTGGCAATGTAGCTGGAAACGTAGTTCGTTTTCAAAAAATCGGTACTGGTTCTGCTTCAACTAAATCACGCAACGGTTCTGTAACACCTATGGAACTCGTACACACAACCGTAGAAGCAACAATGGCTGACTTCTATGCGGCTGAGTACATCGACAAGCTTGATGAACTCAAGACTAACATTGATGAGCGTCAGGCTGTGGCACAATCTGCCGCCGCTGCTTTGGGTCGCAAGACTGACGAAATTCTATATACTGCAATGGATGCTGGTGCGAGTAGCACACAAATCAATGCAACCAATGCGGCTGTAGAAAAAGCAGATCTTCTAACTCTCTTTGAAACATTTGGCACTGCTGACATTCCAGAAGACGGAAATCGTTACATTGCTATGCACCCAAAGGGCTATGCTGATTTGTTTTTGATTAACGAGTTTGCATCATCTGACTTTGTTGGTGAGCAAAATCTTCCGTTTGCTGGTGGCATGACAATGAAAGAATTTCTTGGTTTCAAGATCTTCTCAACATCTGCTGTTACTGCTGGCAAAAACTTGGCTTACCACACATCTGCTGTTGGCCTTGGCGTCAACGCTGATGTTTCTACAGAACTTAACTATGTTCCTGAGAAAGCCTCACACCTTGCAACTTCTATGATGTCCATGGGCGCAGTCGTAATTAACGACGCTGGTGTCTATGAAGTCTTAGACAACAACTAGGAGGTCTTACAATGGCTTTTGGATCATCAGGACTAACTCGTATGGCAGGTGGCGGTGGTCATAATATCTGGTACTATTCCAGTGTTGACGCATTGTCTGTTGTTCGGGCATCGGGCTATTTCAACGACGCGGCATCTATGATGAATGTTGGCGATCTTGTTGCAGTCTATGACAACAATGCACCAACAATGGCTTGGACTATCGTTTTATCTAACGATGGATCAACTGTTGACTGTGCTGACGGTACTGCATTGACAGTATCCGATTCAGACTAAAGGAATAGGGGGGAGTCGTACCATTCTCCCCCCTACCCAAACATGCCATCAGTAGCTAACTCAGACATTGATATTGCGTCTCGCGCTTTAATCTTGATAGGCGCGGAACCAATTACTTCGTTTACATCTACGTCAACAGAAGCAACGGTAGCAAACAGCATATATGAAGATGTTGTACAGGCCGCTTTGTGTGCAAGCAGATGGCGTTTTTCAACCAATCAAGCTGTACTTAACATGCTCACTGAAGTTCCAACAGGTCGTTTTGACAGAGCGTATCAGCTTCCGTCAGATCTTGTTATGCTTCACGCATTAACTGTTAATGACAATGTGATTGAATATAACATTTACGGCAGTAAAGTTTTCACAGACACTTCAACATCTGACACTGTTGTTGCTGATTATACTTACCGCGTAGGTGAAGAATTTTTTCCAAGTTATTTTACTGTAGCTGTACAACATGCGCTTGCCGCAATGTTTGCTGTGTCTATTGCAAGAGACGATCAGCTTGCAAGTCTATTTGAAAACAAGGCCGCTAGAACTATGCAACAGGCTAAGACTCTTGATAGCCAGCAACAGACAACGCGCAAGCTTGTGACATCGAGGTTTATTTCTGAAAGGCGTAGTTAATGGCGAGGCTTAGAATACCGCTTAACAACTTTGCCTATGGTGAAATTAGCCCTTCATTAACAAGCAGGACTGATACTCCTGTGTATGTTTCTGCGGCTGAGACTGTAGAAAACTTTTTTGTTCGTGCAGAGGGTGGCGTAATAAACAGACCTGGCACCCAACGCATATATAATTTTGGTCATACGTATGATGCTAGCTTAACTCAGCAAGTTCGTATTGAGCCTTTTGTATTTTCTGATGATGAAAAATATATCATTGCTTTTTCTAATGCCAAGATTGAGTGCTTTAGAATAGCGACTGATGGCGCAATAACTTTAGCGGCAACAATCACACAAGATACAGATGGTAATGCTTTACCAATAGTAAACTCAAACCTTGTTCAGTTCACCTACACCCAGAAAGGTGACTTTATGTTTATTGCTCACACAGGTTTTTTGTGTAGGCAATTGGTAAGAACTGGTCTTACTTCATTTGAAGTTCGTGTTTTTGATTTTGCAACATCTATTGATGGCAACAATGTTCATCAACCTTATTATAATTTCCAAGGCTCAGGCGTAACTATATCCTCCGATAGTTCTGCTACTGGTGCTGGACGAACCCTTACATCAAGTGCCAATTATTTTAATTCTTCGCATGTAGGCGTAAGGCTTCTGATTGGCGAGACAGAGGCAACCATTACTGGTTTTACAAATGCCACAACTGTTACCGCAACTTTGCATGGGGCTATATCAACTCAACTTGATCCTGATGCTTTAGAAACAAAAGACGACTC